TAACATTGATCCGATGAGTGCCGTGATCTGCTTACGTCACGGAAATGAATTGCTCGCCATAGACGAGATCGTAATGTATGGCAGCAACACTGACGAAATGGTTGCAGAGATTAAGTCAAGATATGGCGACCGGCCTGTTATAATTTACCCCGATCCAGCCTCAAGGCAGCGCAAGACTAGCGCAGGAGGCCGGACAGATTTGAGCATCTTGCAGAATGCGGGATTTGCTGTTAAATCGAAGAACAGTCACGCACTGGTCAGGGACAGGATAAACGCGGTAAATAGTAGATTGCGCTCTAGCAGTGGTGATCGCTATTTGTTTATAGACCCAAAATGCAAAAACACGATCAAGAGCCTTGAGCGTCAGACATACAAAGAAGGGACAAGCCAGCCTAACAAGGACGGCTTTGACCACATGAATGATGCGCTCGGTTACTTGGTAGAATACCTGTTCCCAGTGCGGACAGATTACAAGATTGAACAGCCTACAAGGTGGACTTAATGAGAACTGAATTAGTAGACACTCACCCAGAGTATAAGAATAACGAGAACCGCTGGGAATTTTATCTGCGCTCTTATATGGGCGGAGAGGATTATATAAATGGCGCATATCTGACGCGCTACATATCTGAAGACAAAGACGAATATAATCGAAGATTAGACCTAACCCCCATGGACAACCACTGCCGGAATATCGTTCATATTTACAGCAGCTTTTTATGGCGAGTTCCACCGACAAGAGCATACAACACGCTTTCAAAAGATCCTGCATTGGAATCTTTCATTAAAGACTCTGACCTTGATGGTCGAAATATTGATGCTTTTATGCGGGAAGCTCAGGTCTGGTCGAGCGTATATGGCCATGTTTGGTTGATGATTGATAAGCCGCAATCCAATGCAAATACTAGAGCCGAAGAACTAGATCAAGACATTCGCCCATATCTAACCATGTTTTCACCGGAAAACGTATTCGATTGGAAGTACGAAAGAACCTCTAGCGGGCGTTTTAAGCTTGTATATTTAAAGGTAAGGGAATCAATTGATAGAGTTGACGAAACGCTTACAGAGGCTTATTTCCGCGTTTGGAGAGAGGATTCTGTAGAGCTTTGGAAATCATCAAACGATAGTGAAAAACTTATTGAAACGGTCAATAACCCTATTGGTAGGATTCCTGCTGTATTCCTTCCGGCTCAAAGGTCTGTTGTTCGTGGCATTGGAATTAGCGACATATCTGATGCAGCGTATATGCAGAGAGCGATATACCAAGAACTTTCTGAGATTGAACAGCTAATCCGTATTAGCAACCACCCAACACTGGTCAAGTCATACGATACTGATGCAAGTGCTGGCGCTGGCTCGATTATCAATATGCCTGATGATATGGATTCAAGCCTGAAGCCTTACCAGTTACAGCCAAGCGGGCAAAACCTTGATGCTGTTAGGGCTTCTATTCAAGACAAGATTGAATCAATCAATCGTATGTCTCACATGGGCGCTGTTCGCGGAACTCAAGCAATGACTCAATCAGGCGTTGCAATGCAAACTGAATTCCAGATGCTGAACGCAAAGCTATCAGAGAAGGCAGATATTCTTGAGCTTGCCGAAGAACAGTTGTGGGATTTGTTCTGCTTATGGCAGGGCGTTACTCCAGACGTTGAGGTGTTCTATCCTGATGCGTTTGATCTTCGTGATTACGACAAAGAGCTAATGTTCTTACAGCAGATGAGATCGACAGGCGTTAAGTCTGTAACTCTCATGCAGCAAATTGATAAGAAGATCAGCGATCTAATTCTTGATGATGAAGAACTGGCTAAAGCGCATAGTGAGATCGAAGCTGGAGCGCAGCCTGTTGGACAATTTCAAGTAGAGCCAGAGATTCAACAATAATGCCGGCAGATACAGATCAGCTTAATGCGGTAATCAGAAGGGCTGAGGAGCATCAAAAAAAATTAGCTGATGCTCTTATCAAGCTCGAAAACCGCATTGCAGATTATATGGCAGAGGCTCCGTTGCGAAACGGGTCTTTGTTTGATCTTGAGTGGGCAATCCAAGCTCGGGTAGAGATTCGAAAGGCTTTGCGAGAAGAATACCTTGAGGCTGTTGATTCGATGATCAGGGAGTATAGCGTAGTCGCAAAAGAAGTTGCCCAAATGCTTTCTACCTATGGTGATTTTACGAAGCTTGACCAGACCGTTATTAGCCAGCTTCAATCGCTAACATTTAATGGGTTTGAGGATATTGGCCAACAATACCTTGATCTGATTGCCAAAGAAGTTTATGAAAGCACTTTGACTGGTGTTTCTTTTTCTCAAAGTGTTGCAAATATCAGGGCTTCTGTAAGTGGCCCATTAAAAAAGTATGCCAGCCAGCAGTTACATGATTCCCTTTTGCAATTTGATAGGTCGATCAACACCAAGATTGCTCTGGATAGCGGTGCGACCAAATTTAAATATCGAGGCCCAGATGATGAAGCTACCCGTGAATTTTGCGGTCGGCACGTTAATAAGGTTTTGACAATAGAAGAAATAGAAGAAATATGGCAAGGCGAATGGGCTGGAAAGATAGATTCAAACGCATTTGTTTCTGCCGGAGGCTATAATTGCCGCCACAGATGGCGACCAATATTAGTTGATTAAAAAGTAACCAATTATGCTACACTGCAAATTCACCAATACTCTTTAAGAGGTTCGTCACATGAGCGATGAAATCATGGATAAAGAAGAAGGCACTGAGTTAGAAGTAACAAACTCTCAGGAAATGAAGACTTTCACACAGGAAGAACTTGATCGAATTGTTGCTGATCGCATATCAAGGGAACAGCGAAAATTCGAGAAGAAACTATCAGGCGTAGACATTAATGAAGCGCGAGAACTGCTGGCACAAAAAGAAGCCGCAGAACTTGAGCGTCAAAAGGAACGCGGAGAGTTTGATTCTATCCTTAAAAAGACAGTCGAAAAGAAAGATATGGAGATTCAGAGTTACAAGTCAAAACTGCAACAGACGCTAGTTGATGGCGCGTTGTTAAATGCGGCAAGTGCTAATAACGCTGTTTCACCAGATCAAGTTTCTGCATTGCTAAAGTCACAAACCAGACTATCTGACGACGGAACGGTTGAGGTGCTAGACGCAAATGGAACACCGCGTTACAATGACAAAGGTGATCTGTTATCCGTCAATGAAGCGGTTGCAGAATTCTTGACAGTAAACCCGCATTTTGTCCGTGCTAGTTCAGGCGGTACAGGTTCGCAGGGTAACGCTGGTGGCTCGACACAGAAGCCTCAATCTGTGGCAGATATGGTTGCTAACTGGGATCAAGGCGGTAAAGAAGCATTTGCCGCAATGAAGAAAAAGTAACTACTAAACCACAATTTAATTTTATTCGAGGCATTTAAAAATGGCTGCTACTACTAGTTCAACTCTTGACGACCTGTTCGTCAATATTATCGCTCAGGCGCGTTTCACCGCTGAAGAGCAATCTTTGATGATGGGTCTTGTGACTCAGTACAACATTGGCGCACAGGCTGGCAAAGTTATTCAGGTTCCTAAGTACCCTGCAATCGCTGCTGCTGATCTGACTGAAGGGACTGATATGTCCAGCACCACTGTATCGACTTCATCCGTATCAATTACGGTTGGCGAAGTTGGCGCACAGGTGCTGCTGACTGATTTGGCTGCTATGGGCGCTGGCAATCCTGCTGATGAGCTTGGTACTGTTCTGGGTAACGCTATCGCTACCAAGATGGATCAAGATCTGATCGCTCTGTTTGATGGCTTTAGTTCTTCATTTGGCGCAACCACTCAGGACATTACTGTTGCTGATCTGTTTAAGGCTGCCGCCACCCTGCGAGCTAACAAGGTAACTGGTGTAATCAACGCCGTTGTTCACCCTTATCAGGCTTACTCGCTGAAAGCTAACTTAACCAACACCTTCGCCAATCCTAATGGTGGAGACTTGCAAAACGAAGCTATGCGCAATGGTTATGTCGGCACTATTGCTGGTATCAACGTTTACGAATCAGCCAACGTAGTGATTGATGGTTCTGGCGATGCTAAAGGTGCGGTATTCGCTCCAGAAGCTCTTGCTATTGCCATGAAGCGTGATTTCAACATTGAGCCACAGCGCGATGCTTCTAACCGCGCTTGGGAACTTAACGCTACTGCCGTTTACGGTGTTGGCGAGTTGGATGACAGCTACGGTGTTGAGATGTACTTCGACGCTGGCTTGTAAGACTATGATCGCCCCCTTTTCGGAGGGGGCTTTCTTGCAAGGTTACATATCGTGCATAGCTTATTGGGCGTATTTGGTAAAGTGGTGAAATAAATGGCATTCTCTACAGATGCAAACTTAACTGATCTTGTTCCTGATATTCTTCAACTTGGTATTGATGCTTTTACTGATGAGCATGAAAAAGCCCAGTCGGATATTGAAAGAGAGTTAAGGATAAAATGGTGGCCTAAAAAGGGTTTGCCGGGTGAGATGGATAGCGCCAAGCTTACAGATTCGCAATTTACTCGATGTTCTTCCTATCTTGTTCTGTGGCGATATGCTTTG